GTTGTTAGGTATAAGTATTTCACCATTTGTATTGGGTGTGAGGGGAAAATTTAATTCTGTATTTGAGTGAAGACCATGCGTTTGAATACTTACAGAAGTCTCATCTAGGATGGACTTTGCCAGAACAACATCTACAAGAGAAGGGTCACTCAAACTGGACACCGGAGATTCACCGATGGAAGACAGCATAATGTTTACTGCTTCTAATTCTGTTGTAAGGTTTGCCATGTTATATCCTCAAAAGTAAAAAAAAGCGGTAGCCCAACTAAGAGCTACCGCTAGAATTATTTAAGCAGTCTGAATTTGAACTGCGGCTTCTGGACGTAGTACGCCATGACCCATAGCATACTTTGCTACCATGAGTGTACCTTGTCTGCGAATATCATATTCTGACTCAACAGCCAAGTCCATTAGCTTAACAGTACCAACAGATGATGTATGTGAGATAACAGCAACAGTGTTTGCCGCACTTACAGTCTGTGCGCCACCAGCACCACCAGCATCAACACCTGTGCCAGTTACGTTGGCAGTAGGAAGATGTGGGGTCTTGATGAGGTTAATACCAGCAATCTGCGGTACAGTACCGTCTGCGATTGAACCGCGACCAGAGAAGTCTACGTTTACTGCGTTAGAAGCATTAGCAAGCAAATAGTATTGCTCTGGCTTCAAGAAGCAGTAACGACCTTCTGACGGGACGTAGTTATCATCAAGGGCTTCTGCGGCTTCAAAGATTGAACCAATCAAAGACGAAGCAGAAGTGTTGGCATCTGAATCAGTGATTACTGTGCCAGATGGATAGCTTGTGTCACCTACGTTAGCAGTAGTAGTCGTAGCCGCCGCCAGCATCATTTGCAGAACGTGCTTATCCATTTGGAAAGCTAGGGCGCGACCCATTTCGCTAGAGTAGATTGAGCGCACATCGTAGTGGTTTTTAGCCTCTTGGATGTTTGCAATAAAGTGGTGAGAGATAAGTAGGTCATTAATCGTAATCACTTTCTCGTTGTGATTAAGTGCAGTACCTACAATCTCTGTTCCTGCTGTATGGTAGGAAGCTGATGAGCGACCCATAACAGGGAATTGCGCTGACTTGCCAGAACTAATTGTACGAATTAGGTGCTTGTCTGCGGTAACAGTAGCTTGCTCAAAACTGGTAAGAACTTCACCAGCATATACCTTCAAGAAGAGGGCATCTGCGGTACTAGCATTATTGACCTTACCAATATCTGAAATAGTAGCATTAGACATGATATATTCCTTTTAATATCGATTGTTGTTTAATGGTGTTCTTGTTCTTAAACTTCACAGGCAAGGGTGTTCTCCGCAGAGAGCCTAACAGTTTTGTATAATAGTAGAACTTATATAACAGCCATGATTGGCTGGTTATGCAATGTTGCTTCGTGATAATTTCTTTTGTACCGCTTCACGATAAGCGGCATCTTTAGTATATTCGGCTGACTTCATGTCTTTGGTAACTTGCGCCCAACTTTGGTAAGCGTCCACAGACGATGAGGATTTACCCTCAACCAAATTAGGTTCTGTACCATTCACACTTCTAAAGCGAGAAGAAAGACCTTCTACAGCAAGTCGGGCAGTATCTAGGCTACCAGAATTAACGGCGTTGTTAAAAGCATCAATCTCGCCTTCATTCATATTTTCTGTAGCCCAATTAATCATAGAGTTATAGTTATCTTGACCACCCACTGAATTATAAATTTCATTGTGGATGCCACTAGCTATAGCTTGCTGTCCATTAATGTAAGCATCTACGATTTCTTGTGGAATACCTTTCTCAGCTAGTTCAGCATATGTTGCCTCAGAAAGTTCGCCTGTATCCATGAACTCTTGTGACATAGCATCAAAGTCTAAGCCAACGCTTTCGACAGCTTCTTTTGCGTCTTCAACATCAGGTGTTTCAACTTCGGGTACTTTTTCCTGTGTCTCTGCTTGTCGAGACTGCGTGAACTGCTTTTCTAGCTCACCATAGGCTTTTGCCATGTCTTCTGGTGAGTTAAATTTCTCAGGTAACCAATCTGGTTTTTCTTGTTGCACCTCTTGTTCGGGTGCTTCTGAACCAGTGATGTTACCTTCCATTTGTACGGTTTGAGTTTCAGCCATTCTTTGAATCTTCTCCTGTTACAATTAGATTACCATTCTTAGTAATGTATGTAACACCAAGCTCCGCATTTTGAGAGCCTTGCCACGGTGGATACTTATCTTTTTTAGGAGCTTCTTTAGGGGCTGATTTATTCAACGTAGGTTTTGTTTCAGTCATTTTTATTCCTGTGGTTGTTCTTCGGTTGCCATTGCTTGTGCGTCTGCTTTTGCATACTCTTGAGCCACGTTAGGCGCAGAATCCATCATGGTCTGCGTCATCATTTGTTGTTGCTGTTGTTCCATCATTGCTTGCTGTTCAGCTTGCATTTGTTCTTCTGTCTTAACTAGACCAATAGTATCGATACCATGACCTGTTGCTAGACGGGTTACTAAATCACCAAAGTCAATACGCTGTATTGTTGATGGTTCAGCCTGTGCAAGTGAAACAATATCTTGGATGAAACCGCGAATTTTATTTAAGTCGTTACCTCTACCTAATGCTTCGATGCCTGTAACAATAACAGGTGTAACTGTGCCTTTAGGTAACTTAGGTATTCTTTTGCTAGATGCAAGTCTGTCCATGATAATATTTACCATAGGCAACTGTAGTTCTTGCGATAGGATTGAGTAGACACCACCAAGGGCGGCTTCTAGTTCCTGTGCCATAAACCTAATTTCTTCTGCTGTTACACGTTCAGCTTGTCGCTGGATAGCCGTGTTAAGCAAAAAGGCGTAGGCAAGTCGTTCCTCAATACGTTGGATTGTCTCTAGGACAACGCGCATGTCTGGGTATTTGTCAGTCTGTAGTGCGCCAACATCATCTCTATCGCCTATAAGAACATCACCGTTCTTAGACGTAGCAAGGTCACGTTTACGTAGTGTCGCATTAGGGCGAACTAGAAACACAACTTTAGCTGATGCGGCGGCTGAACCCACTAGGGATTCCATAAGACCTTCTAATGATTTTAAATCACCTAGATACTCTTCAACATAAGAGCGTCCATAGTCTTCACCATCGATAGCAATCATACGTAGTGGTAGCCAAGGTAGTAATTCTTTTTTATATCTACCTTCTGAGTTGGGGACAATCTGTCCTTCAACTTCTTGGTAAACATTAAAGAAATCATCACTCTCTCTAGTGATTTTCGTATGTATTATTAAGTCTTCGTCTTTTTCGTAGTCGATACCTTCTAGGTTGTCCGGTAGGACTTTAGGAGAAATCTTTTCTTCTACGATAATTTCTAATGCGTTTCCTGCTGGGTCACGCTTTATTACATAACTAGAAAGAGGAAAAACCCTAACTCCACCTTTTTTGGGTAAGTGTAATAGAATATTTCCAGAAGTAATTAAGTGCTTTAGTGCTTCAAAGATAGGAACTCTTATTGAAGATGTTTCAATTTCAGAAGCAATCTCACGCTCAACGCCAGCAAGCCCTTGCTCTATCTCTGCACGAAGTTCACCTTCACCATCTA